TGGCTGTACTGGATACGATAAATCTGCGTATGGGGCACGTGGACAACTTGAAAGATACTACGAACCAGAACCAGAGCCAACAGTTTCCAAAATGGAAATAGTTCAACCAGCACCAACACCACTCGAAATTGCTAAGAATTGTTTTTTGAATAATGAAATACTTTAAAATGGAGGGGCATAGAATGGCAACATCAAAGAAAGGGAATAAAACATTACATGCACGGCTAAATAAAAGAATACCTCCTATTTTTAAATCTAAGACAAAGAGGGAGGTATTATGAAGTTTCCAGATAAACTAATGATTGGGGGGGTGGAGTTCACCATCCACAACAATTTAGATGAAAAGTCAGGACCTGGATTTAGTGGAAGTGCAAACGCAACACAAGCAGTCATATGCCTTTACAATACCAATGGAAGACCAGAAAGTAAAACAGAACAAGTATTTTTCCATGAATTATTCCACATGATACTTGATAGTTTAGGCCATGAATCTGGAGTTAGTGGCCCTTATGATGAGGTGTTTATTGATTCTGTGAGTTTATTGTTACATCAAACAATTAAACAGATTATTGAATGCCAAGATTAATTTTCTTTTCTTTTTTGTCGGCGATAGAGGATTCCCGGGAACTCATGGCGGTTCACACCCCCAACTATTTTTCCCCTCCTCCGCCATTGCTAAAAAAGAATAAAAGTGATTACCATGACACGACTTGAAAAAGGAATGTTCAAAATCTTATTCTTATTCGTGTTCATGTTCTTTGTAATACTAATTTACAATCTTAATAATAATTAAAATCTGGAGGAATAAAACATGGAAAGTAAAGAAATTAAAGAAATAGTAGGAATTTCAGCAATAGCAGTATTAGCAGGATACGCACTATACCTTGGACAACAGGAAATGGCAATAGCTGGTATGGGAGCACTGGCAGGATACATAGGAGCAACTTACACTCTCAAAGCAAACGCATCAGCCTAAAAATAAGATTGAAAGACCCATCCAGAATAGCCCTGGACAGGTGAACATACTATGAGCAAACAATCAGAAATACTTGCCGATACATTCACAGAGGACGACCAAATGAACGACAGATTTCCAAATACCAACACCACATCACCACATAAGATGTATAATGAAGATGGGAAGGAGATCGTCCAAGTGGAATGTATCCAAAAGGGAGCTATTCAACGTATTTTCGGACTCTGGAAAGACCTGTTCAAACAGATAAAGGAAGATAAGGAAACCGTTGAAAAACAGAGATTAACAGATCAGAGTTCATTAGAGGCCCGTGATCGGCGTATTAAGGAAGCCTATGATAACAACACGGCTGAACTCAAAGCTTTAAGACAGGACTTGGAGAACCGGAAACTCATTAATAACTACAATGAAAAGGAAAAAGAAAGACTTGAAAACATGCTAAATGACTCTGGTAAGAAGGCTGAAAATGTTGATGTGGACATATATGATAAGGTAGAGAATCACAACACCCGTATATCGCTTATCGAAGGCAGAATTAACCTTATCACTTGGTTCATGGGCGGTACTACGGGGGCTATTATATTTTACATCGCTTACATTATTTTAAAGGATTTCATGAATTTTTAATATAAGGTGATTACACTTGAAAAAGCCAACCCTTTGCCAAACCTGCAAAGGAAAAGGATACTCACTCACCGACGGTAAACGGAAAGTGTGCATTGACTGTAACGGCAGTGGATTTACAAAGACTGGTTTTTATAATGTTTTATGTGATGAAGTAGACGCACAAACAGAAACCATGCCTTTAAAGGTGCCGGGACAATGACGACTTACCAGATAAGAAACGGACAACCCACTATTGGTTACTATGGAACCGGCCCCACACATGATGATTATGATACAATGCACCTTTACTTGATGCGTAAACGATGGACAAGAGACGAACGAAGAATAAAAAAGTGATAATATGGCATACCCAAACGAAGTAAAGGAATATGCAAGAGAATTATTCCTAACAGACGATGGAAACGGGAGCCACAAATATACAAAAACAGGCATAGCTGAAGAAATTCCGAAGAAATTCCGAGAGTTGGAAAAAAATCCGGATGAGTCAACTATCCGAACTTGGATTAATTCTAAAGATAAAATTACTAAAAAATCATGGCTTGACCTCTGGCAGAATGGACAAAGAGCAGGATATGAAGCCGTAAATGCAGAAATGGAAGAAAAGCTTGATGCAGAAGAAAAGATAGAATTAAAGGTTGATGCAATAACCAGAGCAAGAGCCAACAGAGCCATTAAGCTTGGTGAACTGGTTGATACTAAAATAGAGAACAAAGAACCATTAAAGAACATTGACCTTAAAACTTTACAAACCAGCGAACTCATCTTCAACAACCTTAACTTAGAATCCACATTAGACGACAATACTCCATCAGGATTTGATGACCTTGCCAAAGCCATTAACATCAGCCGTCAGAAAGCAGAAAAGGCAGATGAAGAGGGAAACTAAAAAGTTTGAATTTAAAGAATTTAGTAAAATTTCTCTTGATGTCTTGGACAATGCTGATGCACCAATTAATATTTTAGATGGTGCGGTACGTTCAAGTAAAACCATAACCACAACAATAAAATGGCTTGAATTTGTTAACCGTAGCCCCGAAAATGAGTTCATGCAGAGCGGTAAGACAAGAACAAGCCTTTACCGTAACGTGCTCCGTGATGAGCTTTCAATGTTGGAATCATTTGGGGTGGATTATGAGCACCGTGCAAGTGAAGGATACCTCCGTATAGATGATAATTACATTTGGCTTATTGGATTTGCACATGAAGGGATCAGTGACATAATCCGTGGAATGACAATAGCAGGATGGTACGCTGATGAAACAAACACTTACCCAAAGAACACTGTTGATGAGGCCCTTGATCGGTTAAGTCTTGAAGACAGCCGGGCTTATTGGACTATGAACCCTGATAGTAAATATCATTATATTAACACTGATTATATTGAGAATGATGATTTGTTAAATAGTGGAGATGTTAAAAGATGGCATTACACCATCTGGGACAACCCGAACCTCCCAGAGTCTTATGTTGAACGTTTACTTAGACGATACCCTAAAGGAACAGTAGGATATAAACGTAAAATATTGGGATTGTGGGTTGTAGCTGAAGGATTAATTTATAATCAATTCATAGAAGCACACCACACATTTGACAAGATTCCTTATGCTACCTATGAAACACAAACCGGGAAAGATGGGAAACTATATTCTGTTTTAAAAGCATTGCATTATGATTATTATGTCATAGGAACCGATTGGGGTTCTGGGAACGTTACCATATTTGGACTGTTCGGAATCAAAAGAACAGCTAATGGCAACCACTACCACCTTCTAGACGAGTTCTACTTTGATACCCAAAAGAATCCCAGGGGATTAAAAGCTTCTGAAATGGCTGACAGTGCCATGGATTTACTTGAATATAAAGGTTTGAAATTACCATTAAATTCTTTTTTCACATCTCACGAAGCAAGCACACTCCGTAATGAATTAGTAACTCGTTATTACCAAGGTAAACAATTACCAGTTAAAACTTACATGCCTAAAACCCTGCCAGATATTTACACCATCCAGGAAGTAATTGCTAATAATCATTTCAAGATGAGTGTCAATTGCCAACATAGTATTGATTGTATAATGACCTATGCATGGGACCCGAAAGCCCAGGCAAGAGGGGAAGATAAACCACTTAAAAAAGGAGACCACCCTGCCGATATGTGGAGGGGCCCGGTTTGTGGTACACGTGGCTTGATTGACACATACACCCGGAGTAAGCATAAAAAACCATTCTAAATGTATTTACGGAGCACATCAAACATGAATAACTTAAACCTAAACAGCTACTTCCACATAGGAACACCAACCCTAACAATGGAAGCCGCTGACAATCAACAAGTTCCCCGTAACCTTGGGAAACAATTAAGCAAAAGATTAAACCCAAACAGGGGATGGCTCCGTAGCATGTACGGTGGTGAGTACAACACCGACAAACTCAAATACACCACCTATGATGAGATGTTAATGGACCCACAGATACGATCCTGCATCACACTCATTGACTACGCCCGTCTCAGTAAGGATATAATGATAACCCCTGCCAGCGAAGACCCACAAGATGCGGAGGTAGCTGATTTTGTACGGGAAATGATAGACAACCTAACCACACCATTCAGATTAGTAAGAAAGAACATGTACACCAGCCTCCGTTATGGTTACAGTGTATCTGAAATTAACTTTGCACTTAAAGACATAGACGGCAATCAGAGAGTGGCATGGGACACTATACAACCTTTACACATCTCCACTATCCAGGATTGTTTTGAGTACAATGATGATAACAGTATTAAAACTGTATGGCAAACACCCTATGGAAACTATACGGGCACACCCATCCCTATTCCAGGTTATAAGTGTTTGATTAACACTTTTGATGAGTTGTATGGTGATAAGTATGGTAATAGTGGCCTAAGAAGTGTTTATAATAATTATTTCATGAAGAATAACATCCTTAAATGGTATGCTAACTACCTTTACAAACTCGAAGGCCCCGCCATTATTGGTAAAGCCGGCCCTAATGGAAATAAAGAAGAAATCCAGAAGACCATTGACGACATGAAGGAAGGAACCCTCGGCGGTGTGATTGATAAAGAAGATGAAATAAGCATCATAGAGTCTCAACACCGTGGAGAGGGCTTTATGACTGCCATCAACTACCATGACCACATGATAGCCATCAACTTCATGATAGGCTCCCTTATCTTTGGTAACGCTGAAAGCAAAGGAGGAAGCTACGCACAAAGCCAGACTCACCTCGATGTTGCTATGATATTCCTTGACGGACTGCATGAAGATGACAGTATACCCTTACAACAGGCCATAAAGTACGTGGTTGACCTTAATTTTAATGTTACTAAGTATCCTAATGTTGGTTTTGAACCATTCACCCAAAAAGACCTCATAGGATTATTAGAAGCCATTGAACCTTATGCCCAGAACCTACTATTAGATTCCGGTCCCGAATGGTTCCAAGAACTACTTAAAACAACTATGAAACAATATGCTGACATTGAAGTCACCGACAAACCCAACCAGGATGACAAAACACCAACCGATACCATACCAACAGAAGGCCCAGGACAACCATTACCTGCCGAACACCAGGAACTCGTAGACACCGTGACTAACGTTTTCCCACCCACCAAAAACCCAGTGTAACGTGATCCCATGGCCCCACCCACAGTATCACAAAGAATAGACCCCAGGATCACCAATATCATCAAGAAAAACGATAACATACTAACCCGAATCCTTAAACTATCCGAACGAGAAGTACAAGCAACGGTTAAACAGTACAGCAACCCTGAGGAATTAGAACAGTTATTGAATGCTATGGTACAGCGTGGATTCATAGTCACCACACGTAACGATAAACAATTAACACAATTCCAGAACAACATAGGACGAGCTTTTGACATAGGACTACGAACTGGTGAAACCGCACCCGGCCCAGTGATGAACATAATCCGGGAAACCACTATTGATAGTGTTATGAAGTATGTTAAAAGCCTTGACAGTGATTTAAAACAAAGCGTGAGTGAAATACTTGTAAAAGGCAGGGAAGCCGGTCAAATGCCACAGGAAACCATTAACCAGATAGTAACCCGCCTTGGTGTGGATACTAACCGGGCCAACCTCATAGCACGAACCGAAACCATGCGGGCTAATAACCTTGCGGGGTGGAGTCAGAACAAGGCCGAGGGAGCAACACATTTCACGGTTGATGTTAGCCCTACCGCCTGTGAGGATTGTATAGAAACCTATGAAGGTCAAGTGTTCACGATAGACCAAACCGATATGTTACCCCCATGGCATCCCCGGTGTGAGTGTGTGG